CTTTTAAACCTGCTTTATTCACTTTAGCCTGTGTATGTAATAGTTATACTTCCACCAGCACCTGCAAGATTATAAACAAGTCCATTCTTAAAAAGAATACCGGAACCTGGTACATAAACTTCTAAACCTTCTGTATTGAAATTGTATGTAGCAACTGCAGTTCCAGGTGATGATGCATCAGCTGAATCGTAAAAAATAATTGTTGAACTTGCAATACCTTCACCTTGAATAGAAGTAATTCTCATTCTTCCAGCTTTTGCTAATGTATCTGCACCAACCGTAGTCATATTAAGAACTCGTTGGTCTGAACTAAAACTTCCTCCGCCTGACATAATTGTCTCCTTTAATTTGTGGCTCCCGAAGGAGCCACTAGTTTATTATTAAGCTATTGTTACGCCTCTATCAGCAATTAAAACCCAACCAACAGTGCTATTCCAAACTAAAGTAGCCGCTTCAGCTACTGCATCAAAAGCTAATGTAGTTCCACTAGCAAATGTAGTTGGAGTAACAGTTGCAGTTCCACCACCGTCAACAACCATATGAATGATTTTAATTTGACCTGAAGTAGTTCCATCAGCTAAAGTTACTGCAGCAGCACCTGCTCCTGTAGTAATCTCTGTTACTAAATTTGTAAGGTCTATAGCACCTGCTCCTGATAATGATTGAACACCACCAGTAATAGTTGCTCCGTAAGTAGCGCCTACAGTAATAGCACCTGTAGTTGCGTTTTTAGTTACTGATTCAAAACCATTTTCCGATCGGACTGGTCCTGAGAATGTAGTATTTGCCATAATATTTTCTCCTTGTATAGCGGTTAAACTTTGTAGTCTCTATACCGTCTGCCTAGCCAGTCTACAAAATTAATTTAATTTCTAGGTCTTTTTATTATACATAAAAAAAGGGGCGATGTGAACACCGCCCCTTTTAAGTAACCTTTTAATAAGGTTAGTAATTTGACTATTAACTAGTTGGTAAATTTCCGTTACCAAATATACATCTTGGGTCTGACCAACCAAAGCTGTATCTTTCTCTAGCTTTAAATCTCATATTACCTGTATCAAAGTCACCTTCCATAGCAGTCTTGATAGGTGATCTAACGAAATATTTTAATCCGTTAGGCACATCAGTTAACAAGAAGAATGAGTCTGTGTCAGTTAAAAAGTTATTAACTCTGTAACCTTCAGGAACCATTCCCATGTTATTGATTGCATTGATGTCATTGTCGGCAGTTCCAACTCTCATTGGCGACTTCATGATTCTCTCAGCAGTAAATTGTAATTCTTTTGGAATTATCATTTTTCTACCAGAAGAAGCAATTTTTAAGCCTCTTTCATCGACAAATCCAGCAATGTCAATTAATGACTGCTCGAGTGAAGTTTCGTTAAGATCTGCAGCTACTGCTAAAACGTTTGAGAAAGTTCCGCCTGTTGCAAGTGGGTGTGCGTTTCCGATTAGGGATTCACCGTCACCACCTGTAGCAGTTGTAACTTGCGCATTGTTTAAAACATTTGCAGCTTTAACTTGCTTCGTGTTTGCCATAGATCTTGCAAGAGCTCTTGTGTATCTGCCCGCAAGTCTATCGTATAGGTTGTCTTCGATCGCTTCTTCAGTAATAGCAAATGCTAAAGCGATAGTTTCGTGGTTGTATCTAGCTGTGAAAGTTTCACCTGCTTGATCGAACACTACTCCAGCACCTTCTTGTTTAGTTGGTGCAGAAGCGAAACCGCTTAACATTACTTCTTCTTCAAAAGCTCTGTCAGATGTTTCAGTCGCAAAAATTTCAGCATGCTGATTTTCATAACGACTATATTCCAGGCCGAATAAAGCATTCAAACCTGGCTCTAGTTCTTTAACTAGTTGACTTCGTGATATTGCCATAGTTTATCTCCTTTACGCTATACCTGTACCACTTCTATAGAAGTGATTGTTGATTCTAACAAGAATGTTAGCGTTTGATACAGTAGTATCCTGATTTTCAGGATCCTGTGTTATATCAATTGCTTGTACAGCAAAAGTAGCTGCAGTACCTGAGGCACTTACATCTAATTGTACGCTTGATATTCCTGTTTGTGTTACTCCACCTGCAGTAGTAACAGAGTAGTTTTTAAACAAATCCGCTCTCGTGAAAGCCGCGTCTGCGTCCATTAAAAATACTGCGTCTGGATCGTCAACAACAAAGGCAGTAATATCGCCTTGAGTTGGTGTAATTCCACCAGGGTAGTAATTTTTGTACGTTGGCTTTTGAGTAGTTGGATCGTTATAAAAAACTCCGTTAAATACGCCCACACAAGCATAACTAGTGTTACCAGTATGTCTTTCGATATTTCCTGTAGAAACAGGAACAACCAAGTCACCTTGGTATATCGCAGTGGCATAAGCCGGCTTAATAGTATATCTGTTTTGGGCTCCTGCTAATGGTGTACCATCTAGTTTTCTGTATGGTCTAAGACCAAACTTTTCCAGTTGATTTGACATCGTCAGTTCTCCTTAACTTAGTTAGTTTATTTAATCCAAGCTATCTATAGTAGGTAATGCAAAAAAATTATTTTTTACGACTACCACCAAAGGTAACTCTAGACTGTCTATCAATATTGATAGGCATGTCCGGGTGTTGCTCCTTCATAAGATCTCGATCAACCGCGTCTGTTCTGTCTTGAGTTATTTTACTAAAATACTCAGCACGACTTTTCAATATCTCCTCCGGTATCCTTGCCAACACAAGGCCACCAATTCCGATTAAACCAGCATGTCTTCCTTCATGAATAACAGGGTAGTCATGTTCACCGATTTCACTTAAAACAGTTTCGGCTCTCACAAATTCCCAACCTTCTCTTAGTTTCTTAGATACATTTCCTGGATCTTCAAAACCGTTAGTCGAAGTTCTTATCCATCTGTGTGCATATCCTTGCGGTGCAGCTGGCGCATCCAAACTGGATGGTGGAGTCCAATCTTTCTTTCTAGAAAGTTTAGTTCTAGATTCAGACTCGCGTGAAGTTTTTTTAATAGTTTCCATGTTAGGCTCCTTCCTTCACGTATTTTGCGTATTCCTCTAGCGGCACCCCTAATTTCTTAGCGATAACTACCTGTGATTTGGTGAGTTTCACAGACTTGCGTCCACCTGATCTTCTGCTAACAGAAGCTACATTTTGGACGGGTGCAGCTTTTGTTGTTTCTTCAGTAGAAGATTCGGCAAATTTCTGAGGGAAATACTCCTTCATACGTTTGTTGATTTGATTATAATAGGCATCACTCTCCGCGTCAATTCCCTCCTGCAAAAGGTCTTCATGTATTCCCATAGCAGCAGAAGTTAATACTCTGTCAGACCCAAACCACTCATTTTCTGTAGCCCATTCTTGAGCTCTAGTGCTTATTTGTGGTTGTGGTGCCTGAGTTTGTTGTTCAACAGGTTGTGATTCTATTTCTTTTTTTCTAGACTCTTTTTCACCAAGAGTTATCGAAACTTTTTCGTTCTCTACAGCTAATTTTGTAAGCTTATCTTGAGCTTCCATAATTAATTCTGCATCTTGAGAATCTAAAGCTACTTTTAATTCAGCTTTTGCTCTATCTCTTTCTGAATCAATTCTAGCCTTGTATTCTTTAAGGTAGTTAGTATCAGTCTCCTCGAATTTCTTCTCAACATTCTCATACTTACTTTTTAAACCCTTAGCATATTCAACTGCCGCTCTTTCTCTACGTTCAGCTTCTTTAGCTTGAAAGGTTAATTTTTTTATTCGTTTTTGAACTTTATCAGAATAATCTTGTAAACCTGATTCTTCTTCCTTTTCTTCTACTTGTTCAAATTTAGGTTCTGCTACTTCTTTTGTTTCTTGTAAAAGTTCTTTTGCAGTTTTGTTACCGCCAGAAACATCCGTGTAACCTAAATCAACTTCTTCTTTTTTGTCAAATTCAGAACCTGATTCTGTTGGAGTTTCTACTTCTATTGTTTGATCATTAACACCATCTGTGTCTAATTCCACTGATGGATTTTTTTCTTGTATGTCTGCCATTTAGTCCTCCTAGTAATGGTGCAAAATATCGTTAGGGTCGCTTATAGTTGAAATGACTTCATCATCATTTAAAACTCTTACTTCTCCTCCGTCTATTTTGAATCTAGAACCTGCGTACCTACTAAAAATAATCCATTCATTTAGTTTGCACCAAGGTCCTTTTGGAAATTTATCTTTATCATGGTAACAAAGATCTCCCATTTTTAAAACAAGACCACACACTGTAGTCATTTGTATTGTTTCTTGTGTAGTATCAGATAACCACAAACCACCTTTGGTTTTTTTAGGGCCTGCAAAAGGCAGAACTAAAATTCTATATCCAGTTGGTGTTGGTAATTTATCTAATGTTGATTTGTCGATCGCTTTTGGATCAAGGACTGTTTCGACTTCATCTTTTGCCTTATAGGCATCTAGAAGCGCTTCAGTCCGTTTCGGTGTCTCCGTGGACTCTATCATCTTCATACTCCGTTGTTGTCAGCAGGTCTTTAAGATCCTGTTGCAGATCCTCAAGAGATCTGATTTGACCCCTAACATATTGTAGTTTCTCCATGGTGTCAACACTATATATAGCGTTGTCCTTTAATCTAGCTAGAGCTTTTTTTACCTTACGTTGTACGAGTGATATTGTATCTATGTCCATTAATTTCTTTTTAATGAAATTTTATTTTTACCTTGTTTAAGTAGCATAAAACCATATTGATTAACTATAATTTTTAATACAGCATCCATATCAAATTTTGGATAATCATCGAAAACGAACACCGTACCTGGTTTAGATCTTTCACCAAAGAATATAGCTTCTTTGATAACATCTATTGTTTTATGAGGACCATCAAAGTGAACTAAATCATAGTTAGTTTTTAATTCTTTTTTATCCCTGTAGATGGGAACTCCGTCTTCAAAACGTTTCATAAATTCATCATCACCTAATTGATACAAAGTAAAATTTGGGTAATCCAAATCTTTAATTAATTGTTGTTTCATTGTGTTGGTGTAATCAGCTGTATAGGAATCAGAATTATCATAATGTTGATAATCTAAATTACCATAGGGATCTATACCTATATGCCAATGCTTCTTTTCAATTAATTCTTTTAATATTATTTGAGAGCCTTGTCCTTCTCTAACTCCAATTTCTGCAGTAAAAAGATCATCAGTATCGAGTGTTTTACAAGCTTCTTCAAGAATTTCGTATTCGGTGCTATCCCCTTTTATCATAGGGATTGTTTAACCTAATTTAAATATGGATGCAATTAAAAAACGCCTATAATTTTCCTTGTTTCTTTAATTTCTTTATATCACCTTTTGTAAGACCGGTTAAGTCCACCTTAGGTTTTACTGATGTAATATCTGGAGATATTCTTTTCGGTTTAAATAAGTTTTTTATCCATTTCCACATTTTATGTCCTCACGTTAGTTGGTTTTGGCCCCGCATTACTTGCTGATCTTTTCTGGCAACAGCAGATGCCTTTTGCGACTTTGTCATTGCTGTGGCTTTTGCAAGTGGTACGCACTTCGGATACTTCCGACTTGAACCATTGGCAGATTTTCTTCCACACTCTTGAAACTTTCCACCTTTTTTCTTTGCTCCAATATCTACCCATTTTTCGTTAAACCATTTTGTTAGTCCACCTGTACTCATAGCAGGTACACAATTTGGAACCATACGATTCCCTTTTTTCTTCATGCCTTTTTGCATATAGCCTTCCCAACATGAACCTTTTTTATTCATTAG